GTCGACGCCGCATCCCCCACCGCGACCAGCACGGCCGCCGACACGGCCACCGCAGCCGACGTGGCGACGGTGGGACTCACCACCACGGACACCGGCACCAGCATCGACGCGGTCGCCTCAACCGTGGTGGCCGCCGCCGACACCGCGACCACCGCCGAGGCCGCCACCGTCGCCGTCGCGGTCGCCGACACCGCCACCGCCGTCGATGACGGCACGCTGGCCACCCCAATCGCCGCCGCCGACACGGGCACCGCCGTTGATGCGGGCACCCTCACCGCGACAGCCACGGCCGGCGACACCGCCGTCGTCGTCGATGCGGCACTCGTCACCGCCACCATCACGGCGGGCGACACGGCCACAGCCGTCGACGCGGCGGCCCTGGCCAACCCAGTCGCCGCGTCGGACACGGCAACCACCGCCGAGGCCGCCACCGTTGCGGCTGTACTTGCCGCAGCGGACACCGGCAGCACCGCCGATGCGGCGACCACGGCCGCGAACGCCACAGTGTCGGACACCGCCGGCGCTGTTGACGCGGCCAACACCGCCGCAACCTCGTCCGCAGCCGACAACGCCGCCGGGGCCGACACGGCGGCCACCACGGCTGTCGCGAGCGCCACGGACACCGCGACCGGTGCGGACACAACGGCCACCGCGGCGGCCAGCACCACCGCAGACACCGCCACCGGCGTCGACACGGCCGTGCTCGCCGCAGCCGCCGCCACGGCCGACACGGGCACCGCCGTCGACGACGCCACCGTCTACCGCGGCATCTACCGCGACGTCGTCCTCATCCTCGGCGTGCCACGCACCGGCTGGGCCGTCCTCGACGGCCCGAGCACCCGGTGGTGCACCGGTGCACCGTCCACGAAATGGGCCATCGCGGGAGGGCTGATGCTGACCCTCTCGTCGCTGACCCTCGAATACGTACGGGTGCGGGTGTCCGCCGCCACCGTCGCCGGGGTACTCATCGACCCCACCGCCGATGTGGTCGCGATGGCGTTCATGGCCACCAGCAACAACCCGGCCGGCGGCGACTGGAAGGACGCCATCTGGGAGACCGCACCCGGCGGGGTGTACGTCGCGAAATGCCTCGTCGGCCCCGGCGGCACCGCCGTGCTGCCGGCCGGCACGTACACGGTGTGGGTGAAGGTCACCGACAGCCCCGAAATCCCGATCCGGTGGGCCGGCGGACTCACCATCACCTAGCCGGCCGGGGGTGCGTGTGAGCGCGGACACCGTGCGGGAGGCGTACGCCACCGGGTGGGCCGCGTCCGGCGGACCCATGACCGACCGGGTACGCGCCGGCTATACCGCCGCCGTCGCCCTCGCCGAGGCCGACCCCGACCGGCCGGACGTCCTCGAGGCCACCCTGCGACTGGGGCATATGGAGGGCACCTGGGCCGCCATCTTCGGCCGCCGCGACGCACTGCACGTCCGCGTCGCCGCCGACGTGGCGAAAGCGTGGGGCGCACTGGTCGACGACGTGGACGTCGACGAGTTGGTCGGCGACGCCGAAGACACCCTCGCCGCCGCGGGCGACGACGGGCAGACCCGCACCGCCGCCGTGACGACCGTCACCGGCCACGCCCTCACCGCGCTGCGCGCACTCACGGCCACCACCGGCTGGGAGGCGCTACGCACCGCCGTCGCGGACGGGGTTGCCGCCGGGCACGCCGAAGGCGCAGCCAACGCGGCCGCCCTGTCCGCCGACCGCGCCGGCGGGATCGGGTTCGACCACGACACCGCACACGCCGACGCCCTCACCGCAGTGGCCGGCCGCGCCGACGTCACCTCGGCCGCCGACACCGCCCTGCACCTCGCGCTCGCCGCGACCTCAGGGATTGTGGCCCGGCGGCTGGTGCGCGGCGTGCTCGACGGCGACAACACCGACGGACTGACCCGCGTCGTCGTCGACAACCTCACCGATGCTGCCGCCGTCACGGCCGAGGCCGTCCACGCGGTGGAGACCGCGATGTCGGCGTCCATGTGGCGGCTGTACCAGGTGGGCGGCGTCAGCCAGGTCCGGCTTGTCACCGTCGGCGACGGCCGCGAATGCGCGCCGTGCGTCCGCGCCGAGGACGCCGGGCCGTACGACCTGTTCGACGCGCCGATCTTGCCCCGGCATCACGGGTGTCGATGCGTACTTGACGCCGTGGGGACGCTGCCCGCGTCGCTGTACTCCACCTACCTGGCCTGACCTGAAGGGGACACCCGATGTCACACAATCCTGTGGTGTCCCTCGTGGACGACGCCGGGCTGCCGATTAAGAGCATCGCCAACGGCGACGGCACCGCCACCCTCAGCCCCACCGGCGGGGTCGCGACCACCGTCATCACCTATGCGAGCGCGGCGCAGGCCACCGCGAACACGGGTGTCTCGTTCTCCACGGCCGGGATGACTGGCCTCGCGGTCGATGTCACGCTGACGTCGTTCACCGGCGGCAGCAGCCCCAGCGTGACGTTCTTCGTCGACCGCTTCGGGTCGGATGGCGTCTGGTACCGGGTGTGGACCTCGTCCGGGCTCACCGGCGCCGGGGCGACCAGCGCCAGCATCGGCCCATCCATGGGCACCGCCGCTGTCCTCACCGGCACCGCCCGTTTCGGCTGGTCTACCGCCGGCTCACCCACGGCGGTCACATTCTCCGCATCCGTGATCGGGAGGTGAACGTGGCCCGCTCGCTCGCCCGCATCTCCGGCGTGGCCCTACGCCCCGGGGTCAGCAAAAACTCGCGCTACTACTCGCCGGAGGCCATCGCGAAGGCGGTAGACCGGGCGCAGACCCGGCTGGCCAACGACGGTGACCCGATCACAATCCTTACTTTTCACGGCGCTGGCGACGACAGCGAGCGGATCGTCGGACGGGTCACCAACTTCGGCCTCGGCGATGACGGCAGCGCCACCTACGAAGCCGAACTCGCGGACACGCCGCGCGCCCGCACGATCCTTTCGCTCATCGACACCGACGGTGGCACCGCACCCTTCCTACGCGGCGTGTCCATTCGGGGCGCGTGGAACGGCCCGGTGGAACGGGTCGAGATGGACGGCAAGATGTGCGACGCCGCCCGAGACCTCACCATTGAAGGCCTCGACCTCACCCGGAATCCGGGCGTTGACGGCGCCCGAATCGACTCGGTGACACCCCTCTCTGCCGGCGCGGCCGAGTCCGTCTGGGACCGGCACCTCATCACCGAGTCCGTCGAGGACGCCGCGGTGACGATCACCGAGGATGTGGGCGAGGCCGACAAGAAACCGTACGGCGACGTCACCTACGCCGACCCGGGTTACCAGAAGGACGGCAAGGCCCGGTACCCCATCGACACGAAGGCCCACGCGAAGGCCGCATGGTCGTACGTGTCGAAGGCCGACAACGCCAGCCAGTACACCGCCGACCAACTCGCCAAGGTCAAGGCGCGGATCAAGGCGGCGTGCAAGAAGTTCGGGGTGGACATCTCCGAACACGACGACCTGGACGCAGACGGTCCGATCACCGAGTCAACCGAGGAGGCTTCGGTGACGACCACCGAGCAGCAACCCCCGACCACCACCAGTACCGGGCTGTGGGCCGACCGCGGCTACCGCGGCAATCCCCGCTGGCCGCTGGACACCCGCACGCAGGCCCGCGCCGCGTGGGTTGGGCTCACCGAATCTGCCGGCCAGTACACCGGCCCGCAGGTGAAGCGGATGCGCGGACGCATCAAGTCGGCGCTCGAGCGCCACGGGGTGCGGCTCACCACCGAAGGGTGGCTGGTCGACCCGCCCACCGCGGTCACCGAAACCGCCCCGGTCGCCGAGGGGTTCGGCTGCGGCGACGACGACAGCGGATCGTTCTACGTCACCGTCTCGGACAGCCGCATAAGCGTCAGCGTGTCCTCGTACTGTGTCGAACCCGACGACCTCGACGCGGTGGCGCGGGCGGCGATGGATGGCGCGTGCAAGGCACTCGCCGGCATCAACGTCGACCCCGACGAGGCGACCGACGCCGCCACGGAAACCGCCGAGACGGCGTCCGCCGCGGCCGTGGTCGAAACGGCGCCCGCACCATCCGAGACCCCGACCGCCGACCCGGTGGCCGGTCCCGCACCAACGAACGAGGAGGCCGCCGTGAGCGAGCCCACCACCCCGGCGGCTGCGCCCGCGGCTGCCCCATCCATCACGCTGACCGGCGACCAGTTCGCTCAACTCCTCGACCGGTTTACCCCGCCGGCACCCCCTGCTGTCGCGCCCGCCGCCGCGCAGGTGGAGTCCGCACCCGCGGCCACCACCACGGAGACCGCACCCGCCGCCGCGCCGGTGGCGGAGACCGAGGATCAGCGCATCGCGCGCCTGGTCAAGGAGCAGGTCGCCGTGGAGCGCACCGCCTTCATTCAGGAGATGGCGAAGGTGTACCCGCCGGCCCGCAAGGGCCTGGTGGAAAGCACCCCCGCCGACGGTGCCGTCGAGGGCCTGCCGGAGTCGCTGCCACAGAAGCCGCTGCACACCTACACCGACACCGAGCGGGCCATGGCCGACCGGTACATCGCCAGTGTGGTGCTGAAGGACCGCGGCCTCGGCGCCGACGCCTAACCCCCGGGCGGGTAACCCCGCCCACCCGAACCGTTCTGACCGCCCGCGCACGCGGGTGCCCTCACGGCAGAAATGGTCGCCACGACAAGCCCCCATCGGACACCCGGTGGGGGCTTTCGGCCTCCCAGACCACACGCCAGAAAGGGCACCACTGTGAACCGCGAACTGCAGGAAGCACTCACCGCCGCGAACGTCGGCGCGCTCATACCGAAGATCATCGACCCGATGCTGCTGGAGTTGCAGCGCCGGTACTCCCCACTCGTGCGGGCCACCCCCAGCCAGCGGTGGGATTCGACGGTCTACTACTTCAACAGCCGCTCCGCGCGGGCGACCGGTGGCTTCGTCACCGACGGCGGCGCCCGCCCCACCAACCAGTCGACCTACCAGCAGAACCAATTTACGATCAGAAACTTGCAGGCCGTGGGCGCCGTCACCGGCTACAGCCAGGCCGTCACCCGCCAGGTCATCGGTGACCTGCGCGCCCGCGAAGTACAGGGCACCATCCAAGGCCTCTACTGGGACATCGAAACCGCGATGCTGTGGGGCAACGAAGGCGCCACCCAGTACGGGGCCTACCCCCAGTTCTCCGGCCTCGACACGCTCATCAGCGACTTCACGACGACCACGAAGAACGCCCTCGATCAGGCCGGCGCCACGCTGACCCTGCCGATGCTGGATCAGCTCATCGACACCGTCGAGATGAACGCCGCCACATCGATCTTCGACCCGTCGTACATGCTGGTCATGTCGTCCACCGCCAACAGCAAGATCGCGCAACTGTTGACCAACCAGCAGCGGTTCGTCAACGAGGTCGAGGTCGCGACCGGTCTGAACGTCATGACCTACCGCGGCATCCCCATCATCAAGTCGAGCTTCTTGTCGGCGCGGCAGGTGTCGATGGGGACAGTGACCTCGGCCACCGCGACGACCGGTGGCGTGCTGCCAGCGTCATCGACGTACCGGTACAAGGTCTCGGCCGTCATCGCCCGCCAGGGCGAGGTCGGGGTCTCCGCGGAGGTCAGCCAGGCCACCGGTGCCGGTACGGCCACCAACACGATCACGCTCAGCTTCTCCAGCCCGACGGGCATGGATGGCGCGGCGCCGATCCTGTACAAGGTGTACCGCACCGCCGCCGGCGGTTCCGCGAACAGCGAAACCCTCCTCGGCGTGGTCGACGCCGTGGTGGGTGTGGGCGCGGACGGAATCACCCCGATCCTCACCACGTCCATCGTGGACGACGGCGTGAAGCTCACCCCGATGAACTCATCGACGGCACCGGCGGTCAACCCCGCCGCGTACGTCAGCGGCAACGTCAACCTGTTGCCCCCGGCCGCCGGTCAGGAGAACATCTTCCTCCTGCCGCGCACCGCCGACTACACGGTGCGTCCGTACGTGCGGGAACTGCAGCAGGTGGACATCTACCCGACCACCACGGGTCCGGACATCCTGCCGTACGCGCTGGTGTCGGACACGTGTCTCGCGGTGAGGGGTTCGAAATTTTTGGGGCGCCTCGCCCGCGTGGCAGTCGCCCTGTAACTCGTCCTGATCACCTGGGCGCGTCCGCCGGTACCCCCGTACCGAACCGGACGCGCCCAGGCCTCAACCCGACCCGGTTTTCAAGCCGCCGAGGAGAAATGCCGCCGTGTACGTCCGCAAAGCCCGCGCCGGGTCAACCCCGGAGCACACCTGGCCCCACGACGGGGCCGTCGTCGAAGTTCCCGACCACGTGGGCGTCGACCTGCTCGGCATCCCCGACGGCGGGTTCACCGAAGTGAATCCAGGGTCGGTCGACCAGCCCGACGCCGGTGATTCCGCCGCTGTGAAATTCGCCGGGCTTGCCCGCCTCGCGGTCGTCGCGGAAATGGTCACCTTCCGCGACGAGATACGACAACTGATCGCGGACGAAGTGGCCGCCGCCATGTCCGCGCACAACCCCACCCCGGAAGGCACGGCGGCGCCAGCCGGGGCGGGCCCGTCCGGTGGACCTACGGCACCCCCGGGCGACGGGCCGGCCGCCGCGGGTCCACCGGACGGAGCACCCAACACCAGCAACGGCGGGAAGCGACCGCCCGGGCGGAAGTAGGCCACCGTGCCGCTGGACAACCCGACCACCCTGTGCACCTGGGCCCAGTTCGAGAGCGGCGCGTTCGCCGACCTCGCCCGCGGCTACACCAACCCCGCCGCGCAGACCGAACTCCTCGTCGAGGCCACCCGGCTGTGTGAGCAGCTCACCGAACGCCGCCTCGTGCCCTTCACCGGCATGACCGAAACCCACCGCGCCACCGGCGGGGACCCCGACGAATACCCCGCCGCCGGGGTGCCCATGTCGCAGGCCGCCTCGCTCGGGCAGTCGTATGCGCGCGCCCTCGGCGACGTCGGTGACAGCGTGCGGCACGTCTGGCTGCACGAGCACGCCGCCCGCTACCCGGAAATGTGGGCCTACACCGGCGTGTCCGCGCAGGTGATCACCACCTATGGCGGCAGCACCGCCGTGTCGGTGACCGGCCCCGAACCTGACAGCGGGCACATCTGGCTGTCGCTGGGTTCGTGGGTGCCGCCCGGGTCGCTGATCCGCTTCGTCTACGGCGGCGGCTACACCACCATCCCCGCAGACCTGGTCCGCGCGGGGAAGCTCATGACCGCTTCGCTGATCATGCGGGAACTGCAGCCCAACAAGCTGACCCGCGACCCGCAGGGGCTGTGGGGCGACGCGGTGATGGCCCTCGCCGGCTACTCCCGGGACTAAGGGGGGCGGCATGGCGACAACAGCCGATGCGGTGGCCCGCGAAACGGCGTGGCTGCGCACCTCCGGCGACGGGCTGCCCGCGCTCCTCGTAGCCGCCGGGGGGTTCTTCGACATTTTGCAGGGCTACGCAACGCGCACCCCCGGCAGCGAGCAGCGCTCCCTGTACGTGACGCGCCGCACCATCCGCAACAAGAGGTTCGCAGCCGTCAGGCAGATGAACAAGTACGACTTCCTGCTGCGGATCTGGTGGCCCGCCCGCGACGGCGACGGCGCAGTGGAAACCGACCAGGCAGACCTCGACGCGGCCGTGGAAGCCGTGTTCGCCCGCGTCGGCGGCACCCTCGGCGACAAAACCCACGGCGGCCGTTTCCTGTCCGTCGCCGAGGACGGCGCAGACCTGACCGCCGTGTTCGCCGACCCGATGCAGACGATCCCCAACCTGGGGGCGCTGCTCGTCGACATCACGTACAGCGCCGACGACGTCGAGACCATCGGCTAGCCCGATGACGGGCAAGCGTCGGGCCGCGTCAACGGCGACCCGGCAGAAGTTGTCCGCCGCCGCGAAGGGCAAACGGCACCCGCACAAGGGCCATGCCTTGTCCGCAGCGGCGAAGGCGAAGATCAGCGCCAAGTTGAAAGGCCGCCACCACAAGGGCCACGCCATGTCGTCGGCGACCAAGGCGAAGATCGCGGCGAAGCTGAAGGGCCGCCACCTGTCCGCCGCCGCCCGGGCCAAAATCTCGGCGAAGTTGAAGGGCACGCATCACAAAGGACACATCGTGTCCAGCGCGACCCGGGCGAAGATCAGCGCGAAGTTGAAGGGCCGGCACTACCCGCACCGGCACCAACACGCGACAGCCCGGGTCCGCCGCAACGTGCTACGCGCCCACGTCTACCACCACCGGCACAAACTGCGGGCCCGCGTCTACCACCACCGGGGCCGGCTCCGAGCCCGCGCCGGTAAGCGGCTGCTCCGCAACTAATCACGACCACCACCGGGGGGCTTCCTGTGCTGTACCGCAACGACGCAGCCGACGCGATCACGTTGGCGACCGAACCGCCGCAGACGGTGCAGCCCGGCGACACCGTCGACGTCGACGACCACGTCGCCGGCCTCACCCCCATCGACGCCGACGGCAACCCGATCGACCCGCCCCCGGCCGAGGCCACACCGACCGTCGGGGTCGACGCCCCGGCGGTGCCGGACTGGACCGCCAACGCGCCCACCGCCGCCGAACCGCAGGGCCTCGCCGCGATCCCCGCCGCCATCGACCCGGCCGCACCCGCGCCCGCAGACACCCACGACCAGAACCCGGAGCCGACGCCGTGACCGTGCTGTCCCGCCTTTCCAAGCTCGGCATGGCCATCGAGGCGACGCCCGGCACCTACCTCGCCCCCACCTTCGCCATCCCCTTCACCAAAGCGTCGTACGAGACGGTGCAGGACCCGCTGCGCGACGAGTCAATCCGCGCCAACGACTCCGTGCTGCAGGGCCTGTACGCCGGACCCTCCCACGCCACGTGGGACGTCGAAACCCACATGTACCCCGACGTGGTCGGCTACTTCCTGCGGATGATCGGCCCGGACACGGTCACCGCCGCGACGGCCACCACCCTGTCGTCGTCGGCGTCTGCCGGCGCGACGTCGATCTCCACCGTGGCGTCCATCCCCGCCGGATCCACCATCCGCATCGACACCGCCACCAACACCGAATACGCCATCACCGGCACCCCCACCGGGTCCGGGCCCTACACCATTCCGCTGGTCACCGTGGCCGGCGGGTCCACGTCGCTGCCGTTGGCGTTGCCGCACTCCTCCGGCGTGGCCGTCACCACCACCACCACGCACACGTTCAAGCAGATCACCACCGGAGTACGGCCCCCCGCCTACTCCATCACCGTGTACGACAACGTCGACACCCGTGGTTGGGCCGGGTGCGTCATGTCCGACCTGTCAATCAAGATCGACCCGAAGGGCACCGTCACCTTCAACCCCAAGTTCGCGGGGTTCCCCGAAGCCGTCGTCTCCACGTTCACGCCCACCTACACCACGCTGCAGCCGCTGATCGGCTGGCAGTGGACGCACACCAACGCCGGTGGCGCCTCCACCCGCGGGCTCACCTACGACGTGGCACTCAAACGCGCCGTCGAAGTCATCCACAGCTCGGATGGCACGCAGGGACCGCGGGAAATCTTCCCCGGCGCGCTCGAGGCCGACAGCACCTACAAGGCCATCTACGAAAACCTCACCGACTACAACCTGTTCCTCAACTACGCGCAGACGCAGCCGACGACGGCGACGATCAGCCAGCCCGCGCAGGTGGGCGGCGCACAGATCGGCGGCGCATCACTCGCGCTGACCATGAGCCAGCCGGCCACCCACAAGGGCACCCGAGACCTGGGCAGCGTGTACGTGCAGGCCAGCTACTCGCTATCGGGTATCCAGAACACCACCGACAGTGGCGTCGTCCAGGCCGTATTGAAGAACTTCAGTACCGCATCGTACTGACAGTCATCTATCTAGCTTCGCCGAGCCGCCGACCAGAAAGGGACACCCCCATGGGGTACCTCAACCGCGTGATCCAGTTGGACTTCCCCGACCTCGCCGGCACCGAACCGGACACCGGACGGTCCATCATCTGGCTCACCATCAAGAACCCGCGCCTCATGTCCGGCAACGACCTCATCGCCGCCGGCACCACCGTGCGCCGCGACGCCGACGGCAACATCACCATGAACAACCGCACCGCTGAAGAAGCCTTTGGCGGATTCGCGAAACTCGTCATCGCCGGCAACGTCCTGGACCCCACCGTCGATAGCGACGACCCGCCCACGCTGCGGATGCCACCGGAACCGGCCGACGTCGCGAAGTACCCCATCGAAGTCCTCAACCGCATCGGGGAAGAGCTGACGAAGGCGAACCCTCGCTAGAGCCCGGCACCCCCTACTACGAAGACGTCTATCTCTGCATCGAGAGCGTCTACGACGGTACGTGGGGGTCCGGGCCGGTACCCGACGAAATTGTGATCGCCGACATTCTGCTCGAGACCGGGTGGACGTGGGCTGCGTGGCTGGCCACGCCCCGCTGGATCCAGCAGACGATGTCCGACACCATCCGCGCCCGCCGCGAACGCGACCAGCGGGCGCAAGACGAACAGGAACGCCAAGCACGGCGGTGACGGGGGCGGATACGGTGCGGGAGTTCAGACCTGGTGCGGTCACCGCGATGCTTGCCGGGGTCGCAGCACGGGCCGATGCCGCCACGATTGCCCTGCTCACCGAGCTGGGGAAGATGTGCACCGACAAGGCGCAGGAAAACCTGTCCCAGTCATCCCACGCGCACGGCACCCATACCCCCGCCTCCCCCGGTGGGCCGCCGGCCCGAATCTCCGGGACGTTACGCAACTCGGTCGGATACACCAGGCCGAAACTCGCAGTAGGCGGGTGGGAAGTCCGGGTCGGAATCGACCCGGGCCACACCCCCCCATACGGGGGGCACCACCGAACCTCATCCGACCAGTACGGCCGGTACCTGGAGACGGGGCTGCGCAACGGCGCCACCTATCCGTGGCTCAAGCCGGCGTTCGAGGCGGTGGCGCACACCGGCCTCGTCAAGGCGGGCCAGGTATTCGCCGGGGTTGTTTCCGCAGGCTAGCCGCCTAGCGCGCCGTAGTCCGTAACCAAGCCTCCCCCCCGCCGTGACCGCAGAGGGGGCTTGCCGCCGTGTCGGTGGTCGACGAGTTTTACGTCCTGTTCCGCGCGCAGGTCGCCCCGTTCATCGAGGGCATGGACGCGATGAACATCGCGGCGGACAAGGCCGCCGTGGCCGCGCAGGCCGCCGCCACCGAAATCGTGGCCTCCACCGAACGCATGGGCCTCGGGGCGGGCAACGCCGCCCGAATGATGGACGAAATGGCGCTGCAGGGCCAGATTGCCTACGAGCGGCTTGCCGTCGCCTCGCAGGCCGCGGCCATGAAGATGTCCGTCGCGGCGAACGAGGCCGCAATCGCGCAGGAACGGCTCGACGCGGCGTTCGTGGCATCCGAGGCCGCCGCCGGAAAACAGGCCGCGGCCATGTCGAAGCGGTTCGCCCTGGGTGCGCTCGGCGCGGCCATCGTCGCGGGCGCAACGGTGAAAATGGCCGCCGACTTCGAAACCGCCACCACCCGGCTCGTCACGTCGGCGGGGGAAACCCACGACAACCTCGGCAAGGTACGCGACGGCATCCTGCAGATGGCCGGGCAGGTCGGCAACACCAGCGGTGAACTGGCCAAAGCCATGTACATCGTGGAGTCCGGCGGGCAGCACGGCGCCGAAGGGTTGAAGGTGCTGCGGGCCGCCGCCGAGGGCGCCGCGGCCGAGGGTGCGAATCTGTACACCGTCGCCGACGCCCTCACGTCGGTGCTGCAGGACTACCACCTGAAGGCCGACCAGTCAGCGTTGGTGACCTCCAAAATGGTCGCCGCCGTGGGTGCGGGCAAGACGACGTTCGAGGAGTTTTCGGCGTCGCTGTCGGCGGTGCTGCCCAAGGCGTCGGCGGCGCACATCTCCTTTGACGACATTTCCGCGTCGATCGCGGCGATGACCGTGCACGGCATGTCCGCGCAGCAGGCGAGCCAAAACCTCGCCGACGTGATTACGCACCTGGAAGCCCCCACCGGGGTCATGACCAAAGAGCTGGGGCAGCTCGGCATCTCCAGTTCCGACCTGGCCGACAAGCTCGGCAACAAAGGGCTGACCGGCACCCTGCAGGAAATCAGCCAACTGATCCTGTCGAAGATGGGCCCATCCGGGCGGGTCATGCTGGACGCGCTCAACCAGTCCAAGGACGCCGCCCGCGACGCGAAAATCATGATCGACGCGATGCCGGCGTCGCTGCAGAACCTGGCACGCGGCTACATGAACGGGTCGATCTCCCTCAAAGAGTGGCGGACCGACCTCAAGGCGCTGCCGCCGGAGCAGGCGAACCTCCTCGCCCAGTGGGCGTCGCTGGAAAACCGGGCCAAAGGCTTCAACGACGTCCTCAAATCCGGGTCCCCGGCGGCGCAGACGTACATGGATGCGATGCGCCGCGCCACCGGCGACGCCACCGGCCTGAATGTGGCGTTGATGCTCACCGGCGAAAACACCCAGTACGTCAACGACACGCTGAAGAAGATCTCCGGCACCACCACCGAAGCCGGCAACCACGTCAAAGGCTGGGCCGACATCCAGGAAACCTTCAACAACAAACTGCACCGCGCCAAGGCCGCGCTCGGCGCGTTGGGCATCGAGATCGGGGAGAAACTCCTCCCCGCCGCGTCGAAAATGATGGACTGGCTCGCCAAGGGCGCCGACTGGCTGTCCAAGCACCAGGCGGTCGCGACAGCCCTCGCCATCACGATCGGCGTCCTCGCGGTTGCGTTGACCGCCACGGCGGTGGCCCTGGGGGTGGTGGCCGCCGTCGGCGCCGTGATCGGCTCAGCGGTCGGGGCGGTGGTCTTCGCAGTCGTCGGGTTCATCGCAATCTGGATACTCGCCTACGAGAAAATCTCGTGGTTCCACACCGCGGTGAACGCCTACGTCCACTTCTGGATCGCGCTGTTCACCGGCTGGTGGCACATATTCTCATCCGGCTGGATGGGTGTCTGGCACATCCTCCAAGGGATCGGCCACTGGTTCGCCACCGACTTCGCCGGATTCTTCATCGAAGCCTGGAACAAGATCAAATCAGCGGCGTCGGCGGTCGGGCACTTCTTCACCGACACCGTGCCGCACTTCTTCTCGTCGATGTGGGACAAGATCACGTCGGCGGGTTCTGCGGCGCTGCACTGGTTCCAGGAACTCCCCGGCCGCATCGTCTCATTCCTGTCATCCCTGCCCGGCCGGCTCGCCGCCGCAGCCCAAACTGCGATGAGCGCGCTTGGGTTCGCCATCGGCTACGGCATCGGCAAGGTGTACGTCTTCTTCACCCAGATGGTGCCCCGCGCCGTCGCCTACCTCATCGACCTGCGGAACCGGGCCGTGGCGGCGGTCGTCGAATGGTGGAACCACACAACCACCGCCATCAGCAACGGCATCACCAAAGCCCTCACATGGCTGCACGACCTACCCGGCCGGGCCGTCGCCTACTTCCTGGACCTACAAAACCGGGCCGTCCTCGCCGTCGCCGCGTGGTGGCGCGACACCTCCGCACACATCCGCAACGGCGCCGCCCAAGCCATCGTCTACGTGTCCGCGCTGCCCGGCAAGATCGTCGCCTACGTCGAGGACATGCGTAACCGGGCCGTCGCCGCAGCACAACACATGGTCAACAGCTTCGTGTCCTTCATGTCGTCGCTGCCCAGCCGGGCCGCCAACGCCATCTCAGGGCTGGCGGGCTGGATCTGGTCCGTGGTATCCGGCGCCGGTAGTTGGCTGTGGAACGCAGGTCAGAACATCGTGCAAGGCTGCATCGACGGCATCCGGTCCATGGTCGGTTACGCGATCAACGCCGCTCGATCATTCGCCAGTTCGATCGTCTCCGGCTTCAAATCCGCCATCGGCATCGCCTCCCCATCCACCGTGTTCGCCGAAGCCGGCGGGCACATCGTCGCCGGCCTCGTCGCCGGCATCCAAGGCAACGCGCACAAGGCCGTCGGGGCAGTCGCCGACCTCGCCAACGCCATGACCCTCGCCCCCGCCATCTCGGTCGGGGTGGGTGTGCGCGGCGGCGCCGGACTCGCCGGCCCCACCATCGCGGCGCCGATGTGGCGGCCACCCGCGCAGTCCACACCCGCCGGGGTCGACCAGCCGATCAAAGTGCACGCCCACCTGTACCTCGACGGCAAAGAGATCTTCGACTCCGTCGTGGA